ATCTGCCAACTTGATTACATTGTTGACCTGATCCATTGTAAGAGTCGTGCCATCAATGCTTACCTTAAGGGTTCCATCTTCTGCAATCGAAAGTCCGTCTGCCGGTTTCACAATCCCGGCATCCTCTTTCGTTGCGATTGCACCGACACCACCCACAATCGACTTCGACCAATATTCTGCATTTGTGGGTAACGTCCCCTTCGGCACAGCTTTTTTTGCTATGAACATTGTGTTATTATATGTTACCTCATCAAGTCTCTTATACTCCGTCTCTGCGCTCCAATCGCCCTTTGGCACAATTGCCACTCTTCCTGCTATAGCCATTTACGCCACCTCCCAATTCAAATTTCCGTCATTGTCAACAACAAAGTTATAAGCGGAATTGTCCGTGTAAATCAACTCTCCATCCTCATTCACATCAAATTCTGTCATTGTGAGTTTCTTGTTAATCTCGTTTTCGATTCCCTGTACCCGGTCTGCGCTGTCCTTTGCGTCTGTGGCAGATTTTGCCGCGTTGGTTTCGGACACCCCTGCGCTTTTGGCAGATGCTATTGCCTTGGCAGATTCCACTTTAATATCTGCAAGATAATCTGGGCGCAGATGCTTTTCTTGGATACTTCCCTCTTTCACGATTGCGGACACCTTACCGTCACTGCTAATTTCAAATGCAATGGTATTGCTATCTATAAATTCATACTGCGTGATCAGAGCGGACAAATCAACATTCTGCGTTGTGCCATCGTCCAGCGTGATTACTAATTGTTGTGTTTGCGGATTGTACTTAAAGTTGACCGCCAACTTTTCCAATTTTGTGTCAATCACAGCCTTGGAACCATTCATCTTAACCACCGTCAGCGTTCCGTTGGATTCATCCCAAAGGATTTCCTTTACAAGTTCGTTAGCTTTGGTCAAGTCAACTTTAGACGCATCCATAGCAACCACACGATCATCCAGATTGTCAATCGCCAAGTCCATCTTATTAAGATTGGATTCATTTACCGCTGTTTTTTCACTTGGAAAATTCTCCCAGTTGATACGACTATATATTTTCTGCATGGCTCACACTCCTTTCTAACGCTGATAATCTGCGTTCCAGATCTTCGTTTTTCTGCTGCAAAAGTTCGATTTCTTTCTGCTGCATCTGGATCATCTGTATGTGCATTGCATGGAGATTTTCCTTGTCGATTTTCCATGTCTTTGAATCTCCGTGAATTGCTTTTTCATCTTCTTCGGCATCTTCTTTTAGTACAAGTCCGCTATCGGACAATCCGGCATCCTGCAAAATCTTCTCTAAATCCTGCGCAATTAAACCAAACTGTAAGCCTGTGTGTTGCGTGATATATCCGGATTTCCATGTATACTCAACTGGGCGCATTGCCATATAAACGCTTTTAATATCCCTTAATGATTGTATATTATTTTTCAGCCTTTTATCGGAACTCGGAATAGAAATCAAAAGACCCTCGATATCCAAGGTACTTTCCCTTGAACCAAAATCAGACATTTTATTAAAGTGTCTAGGCGAATACTTGGTTGTAGAGTTATTATTAAGTGTATAGTCTACATCTGTAAAATACCCACTTGGCAATTCGCTTTTAGTTGCGTAGTTGCTCAGCGAATTGTCAACATAACTTTCTGTCACCAAGTTTTCCCCGTTTGCGTCAGTAACAGATGACAAGTCCAACTTAACATTCTGCAATAATGCATTATTTCTTCCATCATGTCCTAATATCTCTACACCAGATACCTCACCGCTGTCAAAAAGCAGAGAATCTACAATATGCACTCGCCCAAGAGCGTCCAGCTCAAAGTTGTTACATTCTACAATCAATCTGTTTCCTCGTAGCACAATTTGGTCAGCACTGGCATTAATCATCGAAATAACTTGGTCGTTCTCGTCTCTGCCTAACTTCAATTCCAATGATGCGTCTAATTGCCCTTCCGCTTTTTGTGCACGATTGACTTCTGCAGAAATGCTTTTTGCGGTCTGCTCAAACTTGGTATTTGTCTGTTCCTCTAAATCATCATACGTGGATTGAAGATGATCTGCGTTCCTCTCTAGCTTTCCCGTACGCCTTTCCACGCTTTCAATCGTATCTCTGATAGAATTAACCTTTGCAGAGTGTGTCTGTGTGCCCTGTGCTGTAATGGAATCTCTTTTGCACTGCACACCGGTTAATATCCGTTGCAAAAGGTACGTTTCTACAATCTCCCGGGAAGCGTTAAACCGGATAGGCTCTCCAAGAGTCAGACAAGGGTTACCGACGCATGTACAGCTTTTAATTGGTGTATATGCCGCCTGTGCCATGATTGGCAACAAATTGTCTGCAATCTGTTCAAGTTCTGCCCCAGTTTTATCGCTCACGAGAAAATTGCCAGTGATCGAATAGTTATTTCCGGCAGTTCCCACGATAGCCCCAGCATTATCATCACTCGTCTTAATTTCAAGCTGTGTGATTGCCTGTGACTGGAAATCCTCGTAATCAAAGGAAATGTAATGCCCGGTCATGGATTCCGTGTTTGCATCGCTTGGAAACAGATCATCTGCTGGGAACAAATCCTCTCGTGGATAAAGTGCACTGGTGATTGCTTTCAGAAATACATATTCAAACTTGCCATCCCGATTTATGTTCCCGAAGCATCCATTGATCTCGCATATTGCCGTCACAACCGTTTTCCCGCTGATTGCGGATTCTTCTGTGACTGCGCTTGAATCATCCGTCTGTGTGGCTACAAGCGTCTTATTGACCGTCATGGAGTCATTAGGCAACGTTTCCGCCGCCTGCTCAATGCCAAGGTATAAAAAGAAGCTATCCCGGAATGCTTTGAGAGTCATAGGGAAACTAAGCCCGGAATACCAAGCCTTTACATCTGCATTGATTATGTCGTACATGGCATCATATGCCGTAATTTCACGCTTTGTCCGGTCACTGCTTGGCACATCCGAATAGACCTTGTATTTGCCGTATTGGAACGGATTCTCTGTATCTCCGTCAACCGTTTCTGTGATCGTGATATTCTTACCTACGATACTGCCCGGCGTGTTGTGGGCTGTAAATTTCACACTATTCGCTTCACAGGAGCCAAACTTCAATTCGGATTCCGAACAAAGACTTTCATCCATCTCAAAGGCTTCGGATTCAATCATGGAGTTATCAAAAGCAATCTTCGTACCGTCAACAGAAATCAGCATCTGTTTGTCCGCAGACTCATTGAAATACAGTTCTTTATCCATGATATACACCCCCGATCACTGAAAACTTGATAGCTTCATAAATGATTTCTCCGTTTTTGATGCCGTAAATACCCGGTTGAAAATCCGCGATATAGCCAAACTGTGTAACATAATCATCGTATTCCGGGATGTAGGCGGTGAAATAACATTGCCGCCCGTTTGCATCCGTGTACTGCTTCCGGATATTTCTCATAAACTCTGCAAACTCTGTGTTGGTAAGTCCGGCCGGAGTCTCAAATTCAATCTTAGCAACTTTCAATTTCACAGGTTTCCGGTGCAGATAACCGTTGCTGTCCGTCCACGGCTCAAGATCCTGCATATTTACATACGGACTATAGGAATCGAACTTTATGTACTTTTTCGCATCAATCTTGTAATCTCCAATTTTCAGCAGATAACCGCCGTATGCCATGTTTCCACCACCTAACTGTTTGGGTTTGCGGCTGTCTCCGAATGACAGTCGGTAATTTTGGGTATAAAAATAGCACCTACCATATTGGTAGATGCCAATAAAATAAGCCGTGTCACCACGCCTTAAGCGCTTAATAAAATTGATTCTAAAACATATTATACAAAACCAAAGTCATATGACCGCTCTTTTTCTAATTGTTCTTCATTTAAACATCTCGAATGTACTATTTGGACTATTAGAAGTCACCTGAAATATTTTAAATTCTATATATTCCAATAAATTCACTTTTTTATCAATCAAATAATATAAATCTTCATCCGAACAGGTAATAATTATTTGCTGTCTTCGCAGATTTCTATTTGTCAAGTAATGTTCTCTCGAAATAGAAAAACAAGTCGATGCAGCATTTCTTCGTCCGAATACAATTCCAAACTGAGCTTCGTTTGTCTCCATAATACTTAACATTTTATTGCAATATGTATTATTAGGCTTTTTTTCTGGTTCATTCTTGCATTCTATAATAAAATATGGTGCGAAGTAATTAAATACAGATAAAAATCCACTATTGAACCCACTAATCATAGTACAATCAAATTGGTTTGTTAGCGTTTTTACCTCGTTTGTTCCTTTTACTAATTTAATACATTTGAAAATTTCTAAAATTAATTCTTCTAAAGCATTTCCCTTAGCTGTAGTATTATCTCCATAGTCCAAGTCCAATTTATCTCTCATTTCATAAAACCGTTGATATGCTGATTCACTCGGACTATAGAAAGATTCATATAAAATTCTTGGACTATTGGCAAGTGAATCAGCTTGTGAAAAATTTAAATCTATGTGTTCTCCCGTATTTATTCTCTCTTCTATTGCTTTTGCAATATCTGATTCAGTTGCATCTGGTTTCTTAATAACTTTGTATGCTGTATATATATCGTCTATTGTTATTGTTTTATCTTCTTCACACTCATCGCAATATTGCGGATTTAATAATATTTCCGCAATTTCATCTTTCGTAATAGTTCCAAGATTATAATTGCAATCCGGACACTTTACTAAATAGTGCCTTTCAAGGATTCCTTGTTTTTCAGAAAAATTTAGTATTGCTTCTGCCTGTGAATAAGATACTTCAAGTCTAGTTGAAACAACAGATGCTGTAATATTCTTTTGGCTACGGCTTGGCAATGTGGCAAGCCAATAATCGAAATTATTTACAAATTCAGGATTAAGCGCATCAATAATGGTCAAAAATTGCTTGTAAAACATGTTGAATATCAGCCTCCTCTGCATACTGTATGGTCTTAAAATAGCCATAATTTTTATTTGTTCCAAATTGAACTACCAAAGGATTACTTTTCAAGTACATATCATTATCTCTTTTAAAAATCAAATTCAACTTATTACATTTTTTACTTTTTACTACAGACTTTTTACTATCAAAAAATGCTTCTGTGCATTGTAATGGAACAGTTTTATCAGATGTAGTATCTATTTTAGTAAGTTCTATCTCATCATCTGCCGACACTTTTATTAAATAAGCATTTCTATCATTTTTAAATAAGTTTTCATTATCTCCATTGATGGAAATATATTTTTCTACCAAAATTTTTAAATCCAATAAAGCTCTTTCCTTGTTCCTTGGATCTAATGTTAACTCTTCAAATATTTTATCGACATATAACTGATTAATTCTAACCATTTGTTCAACTTTTTTATCTACGTTCTCAGGCGTAAATGAATATGCCTGATAAAGTTTGTAAAGCATTTCAGAATTCTGTTTCTTTACCATTTTGGGGTTTATCTCTGTTTCAAATCCAAACGCATCTATTATTTCATCAATAATAGAAACTGCATAATCCATGGTTGGGACTCTATATTCAGAGAACAACATTTTATTTTTCTCATCATACTCATATATGGTCGACTTAGCTTTGGCGCGACTTACAATCATTCCCGCGTTTAAGTATAACTCAACAAAAATCGGAAATACTGTTTCATCACCTAATTTTCCAACTTCACCATAAAGCATCAATTTTGAAAAAGTAAAATCCACTTTTTCAACTTCTCCATTAATATTGACGTGAATCTTATATTCAATAAGTGTTCTGTCTTTAGTATTTCTATATTCCAGAATGTTCTGCATCGGACAGTTTGGATATTTACTCTTTATTATTGCTTCTACTAAAGTAGGATCTCGATGTTTTTCATTAATGCCACCTATTTTTCTATAGCAAAACTCCTTACTTCCCTCTTTTACTATTTTAAGCAACCATTCTTTTATTTCATTTTCTTGAACAGTATTTACATCAGAATATTCTTCTAGAGCCTTTATATAATCAGCTCTATTCTCAACAAATTCAAGCCTTTTTTCTTTCAAAAATCGCCGCATAATCGGATTTTGCAAATAATTATCTCTATCTAAATATACTGGTATTTTCATCTTTCGTACCCCCAAACGGTTTTCTTTTATTATACAGCTATTATATATATAAAGCAATGGCAATTACATTCTTTATATTATATGGAATAAAATTCATTAAGAAACAGTATGCAAAAGGCACCCATTAGGGTGCCTTGCTGTGCCGTGTTCCCACGACTTATTTAACTTACTCATTCATTTTTTCAAATGTCCCTGTGCTATCATCTCCAACTTTCACATATTTTAAATCGTACGAAAACGAATCAAGGTCTATTACCTTAAATTGCACAGTCCATTTCGTTCTTATGGTTGCGCCATATCCATTTGTCGCATCAACATAGCTTTGCACGGCAACTAAATCTCCGTCTTTTTGCATTGCCACCGCGTCTGAATTAAATGTATATGATGGAAATTTTGCCCCCCTTGGGTTCAACAATGCTTGTTTTACTATTTCCTGCGCAATTATATAATAACTGCTTCCCTCATTCTGATCAATGGTTGTCTCTTTAAGCCTTTTTGCTGTCAACTTCACTTTTCCATCTTCATAAAAAACAAAACTTGATTCTGGAATAAAAATTCGGTAAACTTTGTCGCTCGCTGTTATTGTGACATCAAAACCATCGGCATCTATGTAATACATATCAAGACCATCGGCTTTCTTTTCGTATTCCAGTTTCTTAAACCCTATTTTCTTTTTCATTATGTTATAGGTGTTTACTGCAACTTTTTCGTCAAGCCCATCTTTTATAAGTGCTTTTACAACTTTATTATGTTTTTTTGATTTTTTCTTCTGCTGAACTTTCTCTGTTTTTTCCGTGTTTTTTGACTTTTCAGTAACTTTTTTGCTTTCGGTCTCTTGAACCTTTTCTGTCTCGCCCTCTGTTTCTGTCTGAGATTCTATTTGCGTGCTTGGTAGTTGCGTGTCAGTGTTCCCATCATCAGCAGAGCCTATTACGATGAAAACTATCGTCCATACGATGCACGCAAGAATTGCAAATACAGATAGCTTATGTTTCTTGTCTCGTTTCTTTGAGCATAAATCAACAATGGCAAGAATTACACCAACATAACACATACATCCAAAAATTGAAAATATCGCCGCAAAAATACTTAATACCGAATTTTTCTTTCCTATTTTTCCAGATTCTTCAAAAACATCAACAAAATTACTCTTGAAGTTGCTTTCACCTAACGAGCAGCCGCATTTTTTACAAAATTGAGCATCACTGTTATTTTTTTCTCCGCATGATTTGCAAACGACAATATTTTCTCCATATGGTTCATAATCAGCTTTCGGCGCATCTGAATCGTTTTCATCCTTTGGTGGCAAATAATTTTCATGCTCTTCTTTTTTCATGTACTCCCTAATCGGAAATCCACAACCGACACAAACATTCGCTTTATCTGATATTTCTCGTCCGCACTCAGGACATTTAATCAATCCCATAACTCTTAAACCTCCTCATTTGTAATATACATCAAATATACCACAAACAAGGTAGTTTGTCATTAGCTTATACCGGATATGGGTTGGTTCCGGTTCTGCGGAAGTAATCATTCGCATATTCTCTTGTGCTATCGAAAATAACCTTTCCGTCAAGTGTAATCTGGATTGGTTGGTTGCCACCTTTGTTTGAGCCAAGCACAGCCGCTACGGCTTTTGCAACGCCATCCGATACGGACGCAACAATCTGATCGTTATTCATAACAGCCGTATGACCGCCAAGCGTTCCAACAAGTTCCGGCCCGGCTTCATTCGCCCAGAACAACTGTCCGACATTCGGGACACCGCCTGCCGCGTACCGTTTAATGTCATGCCAACGACCACCGGAGAATACTCCGCCGTCGGCTTTCTTAGCCGCAGAGCCTTTTGTTTTTACATTTACTGTTTTGCCGCTAAAGAATGTCGATACGCTAGACCACAGGTTTTTCAGAGCATCCGCGGCAAATGAAATACCAATTTTCAATGTTTTCCCAGCATTGATAACCTTTTCTTTCCATTCGTTGCTTACATCTTTCCACCATGTTCCTCCGGCTTTCTTGACATTTGCAGTAAATTTCTTTACTTCTTTTCCAGTAATGGTGCTTTCCCACCATTTTTTAACATTAGACCACCATCCTCCTGCTTTATTTTTAACATCTGTAGTAAATTCTTTTACCTTACCCACCTTTTCTGACCAGTACTTTTTGGTATTGTTCCACCACTTAGATGCATCATTCTGGACGGCAGTTGTAAATTTCTTAACTTGTCCGACTTTTTGGCTCCAATATTTTTTGGTGTTATCCCACCATTCTTTAGCAGAGTCTTTAACGTCTGTCGTGAATTCTTTCACTTTGCCGACTTTTTTAGACCAGTATTTCTTTGTATTCTCCCACCATTCTTTAGCATTATCTTTTATTCTGCCCTTAAAATCTGCATATTTATTTTTTATCTTGTCCCAGTCAGACTTTAATTTCGTCCATAATTCAGATGCTTTTGTCTTGATTTTAGCTTGAAATTCAAGCGTTTTGTGAGATTTTACACTGTTGGTATCATATGGGTTCGCGGCATTTTTAATTTTTTCCGTTTTCCCCGAATACTTGCTATTGGAATTATACGGATTCGCAAAATTTGCATTTGCGCGCTTTTTCGCTTTTGCTTCATAATTTTCAACATCTTTATCCGTAATCGCATTTCCGTTATTATATGGATTAGCCTTGTTATCTCTGGCAGTTTTTTTTCGTCCCCCGACCCATCCATATTTGTCAATATTATCTTTCCATTCTTTGAAATCTTTTGTAAATTTTAAAGCCACAGCAACCGTAGCTGTAATCAAAAATCCCGTTGCAAGGGTTCCGGCTATACCTCCACCCAACTTTACCCCGCTTAGTTTTTTTGTTATCGCATTACTTAACTTCGTATCAAGATTCTTTGTAAGAGCATCTTTTAGTAATTTATAGAAATTTTTCCCCAGTTTATTAAGTGCTGCAGCTCCAAGTATGGTCATTATGGAACTTGGAGACAAATTCGTAAGAAATGTTCTTAATCCATTAAAAATATCTTTCCAACTCAAATCATCAAAGAAGCCGTGAACAAACTTCCAGAATCCATCAACCCATCCATTGATAGCTTCTGCGCACTTTTTCCATTTGAATTTTTTGAAAAAGCGATTGAATCCATGCGCCACATTCTTGCCAAATGTTTCAAACTTAAATTTATCCGTAAATCCCTTTGATGCAAATATTGCAGTATTTAAGGCTCCGGCTATAACATCTGCTGTTGCAGTAAATACACTGTTTCCGTTTTTATCTTCTGAAAATAAACCATTAAGGAAATCTGCAAGCCCAGTTCCGAAGTTTTCTGCTTTCTTATAGATTTTATCCCATTCAATACCACCAACAGCTTTAACAAGCGCGTCTCTGATTGCTTCTCCAAGTCCTTCAAGATCTTTGATATTGCTTACGAAATCCTTGTAAATAGTGTCGGTCTTAACCAATTTCCCAGTATCGCCGCCGCCACCATCACCAGAGCCAGAACCGGAGCCTTTGTTTCCAGAACCGGAACCGGAATTTGATTTCTTATCTGGAAGTGATATGGTCTTTAATTCATCAAACGCACGAACTGCCTTATTGACATTATCTTTAAGGTCTTTTGCTTTCTTTGCGGCATTTCCGGTATTCTTTGCGGCATCACCGGAAGAACCGGCAAGATCATCCATACCATCAGACGCACTTCCAATATCATCCGCCAAACCACCAAGTCCGGCACCCTTGCTTGCTTCATATCTCCATCCAAAAATAGAGCCTAAAGCGTCTGTGACCATTTCCGCAAATGATGTAACTTTTTGCAGAACTGTATTGAGAACCTTAAGGAATGGTTTAAAAGCGTTGATTAAGCCACTACCAACAACTGCGCCAAGCGCCTTGAAATTCTCTCTTAAGAGGGTAACTTGGTTATGCCAACTGTCTTGCGTCCTCTTGAAATCTCCGGTAATATTGGTCGTGTGCGCAAGAACGTATTGATAACGAAGCATGGCTTTTTGAGCCTGTGACATTGAGGAAATGTCAGCATCAAGCCCCTGCTTTAATGCCCATTCCTTTAATGTTGCCTGTGTCAAGTCGATACCATAACGCCGCATAGGTGCCGTAGTACCGGAAAATACAGATTGCAGACTCTTGGCAATATCTTCTTGACTCACATCATAGAATGAAGCCATATCTCCGGCTAATTCTGTCAGCCGGATAGACATTTTCGCCATCTGCCCCTGCGGAATATCAAGGGCTGTTCCCATTGCTTGGAAACGGCTTGCAAACTGTTTCGCGGACAGTTCGGACATACCAAATTTTTCAATGCAAGTCTTTGAAAAATCGTTAATCAGATTTTCGTATATTCCGAATGTCTGTCTTACAACGTTCTCAACCTCTGTTAATGAGGATGAAATGTCAATGGCATTTCTAAGCAGACCAACCGCCCGGAACAGCGACCAGTATGTTGCATATACCTTTCCGATTGCGGATGCAAGAGAAAAGGATTTAGTTTTCATACTGTCGGCGCTCTTACCAAACAGGCTAAAACCACTTGATGCCCTATCTGTAGCACCTCTCGTCCGTCCTAATCCTGCGGATAGATTTGCAAGTGCTTCTGTCATACGGATAATGTTTCCGCTGACATTCGGAGCCTTTGAAAGAGTTGTAAATAACTCATTCAGATTCTTTGCAAGCAGAGGAATGTTATTTACCGCCCTGCCGGATGCCACGCTACCAAGTTTACCAATGGCAGTGACCATCTGTGAAAGATTGGTCATATCGAAGTTGAATGAACCAATCTTGTTCATCTGCCGAACAAAATTCTGCAACTGTGCAGAAATCGTAGGCAGATTCTTTGTAGCCTGTGTAGATGCCTTGCCACCCATTCTTGACAGACCGGCAATGAGGCTTGACAGCCCGGACACATCAAAGTTCAACGATCCGACACTATTCATGCCGGTGATGAACTGTTGCAACTGATCTTTCATTGACAGCAGGTTAGAAACACCTGTTGTAGCATTTTTGCCGCCCAGTTTGGCAAGTGAAGCAGCAACTCCGGTAATTCCACTTACATCAATGTTCTTGGCACCAGAAAGACCATTTGTAAGGTTTTTTAGTGCCGCAGTAATTCCGTAAATGGAATTCGTGTCAATGCCATTGAAAGACTTCAATGCACGCGACAGGGATGTAAGCTCAGTGGATTTTCCGCCTTTAAACCCACTTGCCGCATCAGACAGATTGCGGATGCTGGTAGCTATACCCTGCAACTTCTGCGTATCGACATTTAAGTTGTCACGCAGACTTTTCATGCTTGCCGCAAGTTTTTCTAAGGACTTGCTTGCGTCTGCCGCACTCGCATTTACTTTAATTTGCAGAGAATCAAGATCTGCCATTCTTCCACCAACTTCCTATAACTTTTTAGGTTAGCGACTATCTTCCACATTGATAGCCGGTTAAAAAGGCGATAGGATTTGACCCCTACCGCCCTTGAAATATCATTTATTCTTTTTCGGATGAGACAACTCAAAGTTCGTTTTCATAGCTTCAAGCTGTGCAACGAACAACTCTCGCTGTTTCTGAATATTTCTTTCTGCCGCTTCCTGCTCTTGTGTGAGTGGTTGCTTGACATATTCAGAAGTTGCCTTGCGTCCATTTAAGATGTGGTCAACTGCCACGCCAACCGCAGATGTACCATATCTGCCGAACCATGACCACATTTCTGCATCCCGCTGTTTCATTTTAAGCGAATATGCATCTTCATAGGGTTTCAGATCGGTCGGACAACTCTGCCCGATGTCATACGGCGTGAACCCATACCCCTGTGTTATTAAAAGCCAATAGGGAAGTATCATTGACTGGTACGTTTCCCATGTTAGGCTGTGGCTTTCTTGGTAGCCCGAGTTGTTTTCTTCGCCGGAGTCTTCGGTTTCTGCTCCTGTGTTTCCGCTCCCTCCCGGAGCGCATTCGCTAAAAAACCATTCTTAACCATTTCGTCTGTGAGAATATTAAACAGGTCAATAATATCTGTCTTGTCGTTCTCGTCAAAGTAATCATCCAAAAGGATGTATGCCTTATCTAAGGCTTCTTTCTTTCCATCTTCCGTATCATAATCATATCCGAACTCGTCCGAATGACACTTCTGCAGTCCGGCAAGAAGCAGCTCTGGCAAGATCTTAAGAACCTTGTTAATATCTTCCATATTTAATTCATCACCGTCTTTTGTCATATCTTCCAGTTCCTGCACCTTGTCAATCACACCGCAGCGCGCTGTTGCCAAGTAGCCGTATTTGATATTGTATTCGTTTCCATTGATAACTAAAGTTGTCATACTGTTTTACCTTTCCCTTTCTGATAGAGATTTAATTTATAGGGAAAGGGGCAGTCCAGAGACCGCCCCATACCTATGTCATGGTTTAGTTGTGCCAGCATCCGTATTTTTGCTCTGATCGCTTGCTGACTTATGATCGTCAGAGCCTGTTATTCCCCCGTTGTCAAGGCAACCTTCTCGTCCATGCCCTTATAATCTTCGATTGTAAGGTTCATGTCGATTATAAGAAGATTGTTCTGGTCAAGTTCCGGTTGTGGAATTGCTGTTGGTGGCTGCGCCACGATGAAAAAGCTCTTTTCGAAACCTGGAATAATGGTTTCGAACCACATAGACTTGCCACCTGTAAGACCCTTATAGGTGGCAAGTACATCTTCCCACTCCTTCAATGTTTCCTGTGTAAAATTGACAGTTACCGGGAACTCGCCGCCTGTATCGCCGATACCCTGAACATATCTCTTGACGAAATCCTCAAGTGCCGATGCATCAATCTTCTCATTAGAAATTGAAATACCGCCAAGTTTGTTGATTCTGTGCAACTGCTTAAATGATGTTGGCTTTGTTCCGGCTGTAGATTCAACTCCATAGCCAAAAGTAATACCAAGTGTAGAAATTCCTGCTTGCATACTTCAAATCCTTTCTACCGCTATCTAACGCGGTCAGCGAATACCTCACGTGTTGGTATCCGGTGCATAAAAATAAGAGCCTTTCGGCTCCAAGTTTCGTTTATCTGCTACCGACATAATGCCGGGAACATTCAATTTAATTTCATCAGTTCATCTCCACTTCCGAAAATGCGCTGATAACGCCCAACCCAACGTTTTACATTCGGGTCAGTTGCATTTGTGACCGGTATGGGACCGACTTTGCATTGAAAGCCGTATGATAACATGACTTTCTTCGCCGCAAGGCTGATCTGATTGCATATTCCATCCGCAGTGCTTCCGGTTGCATATACGGAAATCACTATCAAAGGATTCTGCGAACCCTCGTTACCCTCTAAATCATAATGATCGCCGGAATTATCGCCAAGTGCAACGTCACAATATGGAAACTGTGATTGCTTCGGGGTAGTGTAACGGTCAACAGTACACTTCGAATATTCTTTTTTCATATTTGCCTTAAACACTGTGAAAAATTCATTCCAATCAAATCCTGCCATTACTTGAATACTTCCTTTGCAATCTTCAAAACCTTGTTTCTCAGTTCCTTACCGGCATAGTACATTGGCATCTTCGGGGATGTACCGGTTGAATAGTGCCACTCGCCTTGTAAATCCATGTACCACCATCCCGGTTCGTTACCGTGCGTGCCGTATGTTCCGGTTCCTACTCCCGGAATGTTTGCCGGATTCTGTGCTGGAAGTCCAGCACCAAATTCAAGCATCAACGCCGATGAGATTTCTTTGCTCTGCACGCCGTCTTGATTCTGCCATTTGCTCACAATCTTCTGTGAATCTTCCATAAAGAAGATTGCCTTGCATCCGGCTTTCTCCGGTGTGATTTCAGAGGATAAGCGAATATACTTACCGAATCCGCTGCTACCGATATGAGCCTGTGCAATCTGAATCCCCTCGTTGCAAAGACGCTCACAAAGCTGTTGGCACTTGGCATCAAGGCTGTTTTGATACTCTCGCAATTCTTTGATTGCCCGGTCGATTTCCGATACAGACAAACCGAATGAAATAGTCTTACTCATTCAGTAACCCCGCCCGTTTTGCCGATTCAGCGGCTTTTCTTATCCCATCCGAAATGTTCTTCAATGCTTCGGCTGCACCTGCATTTACGAAAGAGCCTGTTTGCAATGGTGGAATACTTGGAATCGGTGTATCAAGAATCCCCAACTCCGAATACACCTTAAAAATCTTTGGAGACTGAATTGCAAACCAGTCAACCATTTCTTCATTCTTTGCCCATGCGCCGCCATACTGGTTTGAACTATCGGACAATCCGCTCTCATTCAAAAAAGCATGAATAATTTCATGGCGCAAGGTTCCCTTTCGACAGGTTTCTTTCTCGGTTTCGTCCATGTACGGAAAATATTTCTCTTCTGACATATCAGCAACGACGATCAATTTACTGCTTTCTCCGCAATAGCTGACAAGTTTATTGTCCTCCAGATAGCTGTCCTCTGATACTTTGTGGGTTTCAATCCGGTATTCAGTTCCAAGGATATTGATTTTTCTGTTTTCCATATCAGCCCTCCGGTAATTCCTTAATCGCAATTACAATCCCATTCAGACTTTTCGCAGGCGGTGCGGCAACCTCATAATTAGCACTATCGCCATTCACAGATCCGTCCTCGTTGTACTGCGGCTCACAGCCAATCCATAGCCGTGTCAGCTTGGTAATCGGGCAATCCATACTGCAAGTAGATATTGTCCGGGAATAGTCAACGCTACTTCCGAACACATCAGCCTGCACATCGCCCTTACCTGCGGAAATGTTGGCATAAAAAAGAACCGGGTCATTATAACCTGGTTCTGTTCCTATCTCGACAGGGATTTTCTCTCCGTCAATCTCTATGTACTTGATATTTCCGTCCTCGTCACGCTCGTATACCTTTTTCTCGGCATCATAAGTGGCGTAACAGAACGGTTGTTTGTTCTTTTTTAATGAACGCATATTTTGTTGAATCCTCGCGGTTTTTGTAGTATTCTATAGTTGAAAGCGTGAATATTACAGGAAAGAGGTGCATGCAACTGAAAACTTATGTCTACGATATAAAAGACACACGTTTTATTTTCGTGAATAAGTCACGGATTTAGCACACGGTATATCCCATTTACCGTATAGTCTTGCATCAATTCCCATTGTAGTTCTTGCTCGCTTGGGGTTATAGGTACGAAATTGCTAATTGCCCCAAGAAAATAACCTTAAAGGAGCAAGACTATGAAGAAATTTAATTTCAAATGGGAAGATTTCTTGAACCTTGTCCTTTTGTTTGTTGGTACATATGGTGAACGCATATTTGTTGCGCTACACGCTTTCATTTGCAACATGAGACCTGAGATGTTCAGTTTCATATGCTTAACCTTTGTGTTTATAGCACTTTTCATACTAACGCATAAAAACTAAAGACAAGACAACTTTAGCGGGTCTGATCAACCCGCTTTTGTTGTACTTTGGCGCACCGCCCACCACCGCTTAACGTGCGCCGCCTGCAACCGTATTGCCGATGCCAGCAAAAAGGTCACGCACAATCTTCTTTTAATGCCCTATGGGCGATATTTACCGCTTAACCCTGCGGTGGGGAGATATGCGGATCACCAACCTTTCTGAATAACCGTTGCAAAAGGAATTACTTCCCTTAAAATGTTCGTTCTTGGGTTCCAAGTTCGATTGATGCCATTTTCACTATGGTTCGTTTCTCCCTCGGCACCTACATGGTTAAAATCATACATGGCAAGTTCCCTCACTATGTCATACATGGACCGCATATCATCATCTATGAAGTCCTCTGTATGATGTTCCTGGTAGTTACGCTTCCGTTTTACAGTAAGATAGGCTCCCTTAATCTTTGAGGATAAAAGAGCCTTGTCCGAATCATTCTGCAACTCTGAAACCAGTTCAACTTCCATATCAGTTTGTAATTCTTTCAAAAGCTCTTCCATCCTCAATCATCTCCTACTCTGTCTTTGATGTAACAGTTGCGTGTCCTGCCTTAACAGCATCGTAAGACTTGTTACACTCAACAATTGTAATTACCTTTCCAGATTCAGCTGTAATCTCATCTGAACCATTCCAAGCCTGCCATGTTCTTACAGACTGTCCAAGCTTAACCTGCGTTTCGGCTTCATCTACCTTATATTTGTAAGAATTACCCTCTGTCAAAGATTCTGTAATCGTAATCTTTGTATTTCCAATTGTATCACCTGCTGCGGATGCAACTGTCAATGTTCCAAGTGATGTAGATCCATCAGATTCCGTTTTTGATACGGCAAAGATTTTTCTTGCCATATCTCCATCAGTTGGCATTTCAGCAGACAGATTTGTAATCTTAGCAGAATACCATTCAGGGCCATGGTCAAGTCCAATCTGACCGAAAATTTGTTTCTTAGTACCAGCACCGGTCTTTGCTAACTCTTCAAGGAAGAAGTTTCCTTTTCCCGGTACAAGCTGTTCAACAGGAGCCATAATGAATGGGTCAAACAGTGCAACCGTTCCAGCCGGAAGATAAAACAGGTCTCTTAAATACACTGTTCCGAGCGGTGTGAGCACCTTGTCAACGGCAATACCATTAACATCTCTTCCGCTCTCAACGATTGTGAGACCGTTTGCTACAGCATCAGCATTAAGCTGCATTCTGCTTGTAGAATCCAGACCAAGGACGATGTTGGTAATATCACCATTTGCATCCTTGATGCACTTTAAAGCTTCACACACCAGCATGAAAGAAAGTTTCTTTCCATCAGCATCAAGGGCATTTGTGGTAATTGCTTCAAGCAGGCCTCTTGACTGGTTCGCATCATTATCGTTTATGGACTTATGGAATTTGCCATTGAGGAATGTGTACTCAATGTCCTGTCCGATCTTTGCCATCTTTGCTGCAACCTGGAAATCCTCTTCGGAAATTGGATTAGCCTGCTGCCCTGCAATATTGATTCCACTTAATGTACCCATATTGGACATTTTGCCGTAAGAAGTACCAACAGATTCCTGAAAGATCTGCGTTACGTTAGTTTTCTGTTCTCTTGTAATAATAGAAGCATTCGGAGCTGTAAGAGACTGCGCTTCTGAAATCTTAGGCTGACTTCCTGTTGCTGTCTCGTACTCCTGTCCCGTTACGAACTCTGTGCTTCCAGAGTATTTTCTTTTCGCACCGATCATAGTTGAGAACGGTGTCTTTGTGTTGCCCTTATTAAAGAGCATACCGGAAAAATTAGGAGTGTTTCCACTCATTGCATATACATCTGCCATTTTTAAACCTCTCTTTTAAAATAATATTTTAATGTTTTGGCGCATTTGCTGCCGCCTGCTGGCGAATCAATGAAGCCATGAGAGCCATATCGCCACTCGCCTGCGCGTCTGCAATCTGCTTGCCGTAATCAATAGTTGTCTGGTTTCCTGCCGGAGGAGTTGGCATATCTTTCAGCAAATCGGCTTTAATTGCTTTCTGTAATGCTTCCTCATGCTTTTTCTGCAAACGGAAAACGGTGTCCATATCGCCATCATAAAGAGCTTCGGCAATCTCCTTGGCATCTTTCTCGTCATACTTCAAAGCCAAATGCTGCTTTTCGTACTCCGATACCTTTGATGAACGACGAAGGGTTTTTAATTCCTCTTCAATCTGCGCCTGCTTTTCAGCATCTTCAATCTGCTTCTGTTCCTGCTCACTTGCTGCAGCTTTCCATTTCTTCTTATAGTCAGCCGCCTCTGAATTGGCTTTTTCCAGAAGAGTTTTCGGTACAAATCCGTCATATTGACTCTTGTCGACAAGCTCACGCTCTGCTAAAGCTGCGTTAATGTCCTCGAAAGTCATGTCCTCTTTGTACGCATCGCCTAATAATTCTTTTAAATCTGCCATAATATCCTCCTTGCGTTTGTTCAAGCGGTTCCCTCCGCATTAGATTCCGTTTTAATGACTTGTCTTGTCTCTTGCGTTTTTAAATAGCTTCCCTGCTATGTATAAAAAAGAGAGCCTACTTCTAAGCTCTCAAAATACCAATTATTCATCAGCAACAGATACCTTTGACGGCTGATCTGACATATCCGGTTGATTTTTCTTGTATGGATCGCCATTGGAAGTATCTTCCCTTCCGGTCTGATTATCCTTGAACAAAATCCGGTCAATTCTTTCAGCCGAATCAAGTGCAACCTGTTGCGGGTCCGTAAACAGTCCAACAACTTCAATGGCTCGAAGCGGATCAATGCCAATTCCGATAAGAGCAGACAACGAATTGCACTTTGTCGCAAGATCATATGTGCGGGATCTAGAGAATTTGATTTCAATATCTGAAAGATTCAATTCTGCAATGTCCGCATCAACCTCATTGCTATCTTTGATGATTTTTAAGATAACCGCGGTTTCTCTTCGCTCGGATGCCGACCAAATCTGTTCTTTTTCTTTAGCATCCGTTTCTGCAGCCATCCAACCGGTAGACATGTTCGTTGCACTTCCGGTACTTCCACCAGAAAGTTCCGATCTGCTCGGCGTATTTGTAATGTCAAGAATCTGCTGCTTTACATAATCCACCAAAGTCTGATTTTCCGACTGGTTAAGAACGCTTTCAAGGTATTTAAGGGTTGCCGTTCTGCCCTGTTCTGACTTCGTAAGAATCATTCCATCATCACGAAGTTTTTTATATTGCTCCGTATCGAGTGCAACATTATCGCCCCAAAGAATGTTTTGAACATGCTGTGCTATATCATTAACTCGGTCAGAATCAATGGTATTCAACGCATCCATAAGAGGAATAACCCTCTCAAAACATCCCATACGGTCATAATCATTGATATACTCAATAATCGGCACCATACCTACTGTGTTTGGTTTTTCCTCAAACCAATCTTCAAAGCCTTTTGTTATTCCCATTTCAATCTTGAAATAGGAAGTCTTGGTATAACATCCAAACGTAACGCTTCCATCCCGGTGTGGGAAATAGGAAACTCCAAGAATCGGTTCCCGGTATGCATCATTACTATAAACAACAAATGTGTTCATTGGATTCAGCACTAACAGATCAAATACCGAAACTCCGGTTTTGATCTTCTTCGGAAGAATTAAACGATAACCAACGCCACAAGTCTTTACATCCTTTGCAAGCATCAGGTCTTTTGCCGCTTTACATTCTTCCACCATCATTTCATTGATGGCAGAAACCCTTAGATCTTCCTTTTTACTTTCATCTGATGTGAACAGTTTTTTGAAAAAATAAAAAAGAGCATTCCGGCTCTTAATATCTTTTCTTGCCCTCTGGACATATGAAATCGGAGAACCAAACTCATAGCCGAGCTTAAATTCAAGAATTTCAGATGCCATATTATCAACGATCTTCTCATTGATTTCTGGTCGGATCTGTTTTTCACGATCAAGAATAGGCTGTCTGCCTTTCACATACTCAAACAGATAAAGCATTTCTGCCCTATTTTGCTCATGAATAGCGTATGCTTCCCCAAGAACTTCAAGGATATTCGTCTTATCAATATTCGTTTTGTCACAAAATATCTGCTTTCTTCCGAAAAGCTCCACCTATTTCACCTCCGGGCATAGAAAAAGAGCCTTTGAAACACTGTTCAAGGCTCTCTGTATTCTTTTCACAATATCAATATATCACGAAAGTATGTCCTTTTTTTCCGCATTCTCATTATCCCTTGTTAATATCCAAAAGATAGAAGAAATGTCTGCGCATCTCATAAAATGCCGATTTTCCAAGTGGCATACCCTCACAGGCAATCAGATATGTAACCGGGACCTCATAACATACAGACTTGATGATGTATTGGCTCAAATCCTCTCCTGCCTGTTCTGCAGTTTCTTCAATCAGCCGGCATTTTTCTTCCAATCCGATTCGCTTAATTGCCAGATTGCCGGTAGCATCCGCATTGTTATGTGTGATTGGCATATCTGTAATTTCAATGCTCTTAACCGTATCATTACTGAATTTCAACTGATTTTTCCACTCCGGATATTGTTCACAAAATCCGCAAAGCTCTTTGTATCGCTTACCGGAAATACCATATTTTTCAAGATTCAAATTTCTTTTATTCAAAATACCACTCTCCCTTATATTCCAAGCGCCGCTCGGCTCATAATCTCAACTTTTGCAACAGTTCCGTACTTCATCATGCAAAGCTGCGCCATAGAGTCGGGACCGTCATCGTGTTTCACTTTGCCCTCTTTCTTGAACGACCAGAGATTTTGCATGAATTTTTGATACTGTTTCGGACGGTGTGCGCTATCAAGAAAATACATTTCCCTTATCTCCGGTGCCCTATCAAGGATCCTGTTTCGCTTTCCGGTTGCCCCCGGAGCCGGCTTTCCGTATGAATTTAAGCGGTAGCCCTTTTCTTTTAATTTAGCCTCACAATCCTCTCTATATCCGGTTGTAGTCTTTGTTTCCTCGAACTGCGCCGCCTGTACTCCATGCTTTAAAATCATATCTACAACAAGCGGTTCTGTTACTTTCTTGTCTCCATTGTCAAATACTACATCCATGATGAAATATTCATCTTCATACTGATAACATACCGGTCCGGAAACGAAGTCCCCTCCACCGAATGCCTCATCTATCGCCATGAAAATTCTATCCGGTTCTCTGTCCGGAAGATCGCACTCTGGATTAAAGGTCTTTGTTGAACCACTCGTGAACAATGCTCCCTGTCTTTCAATAGGCTGCTGCTGATCCTGTGCGTACCAAGATGCCATATCATCATTTTCTTCAAATGACGCGCGCATCATCTTATAATCTTCTGTTGAATACCCGACATTGAATGGATAATCAAAATTTGATTCATCGTTTTCATCGAGAGCCGGAATTGAAATTATCCGGTATCTTCGATTTTTATACTCCGGTCTGTTTTCAAGCAAATTCCGTCTGCGCCCTTGGCAATCTCCCAGCGCCCAACGAGTACCCATATTGATGAGCTTAGCTTTTCTTTTCAGACGCTTCATAAAACTGTTATCAAATTTCGCCCACACAGTTTCCTGTCGGTCAACACTGACGGCTTCATCTGGTCCACTGAACAAATCGTCCGCTATTCCAAGTCCGTTACAATCACATGAACCATTCAGTGTTCCATAAATAGAACGACACGTAAATGTCGGATAAGATTTTTGCCGAACCAAGTCTATCGTCAGATCATCTCCACTCTGCTTTTTAATGATATTGTCCGGGAAAATCTCGTGATAGGTATATGTCGGGTCGTCAATCATCTCTAATATACCGATATAGAACGCCTTTGTAATCTTGTCAGAATATGCCGTATAGAGGTTTGAAAGTTCCGTATTACGACTTCCCCACCACAGGAAAGCAAACTTTACAATCATGGTTTTTCCTACACGCGATGGCATATTGATAAAAAGCTCGTCCAGCTTATCATCTGCCAAGTCTTGAATGGCAATAGCCACCTGCCGCAGCGGATTTATACGAGGTTCATAAAATCTTTCTTCCGGTGGTCTGTTCTTTTCCATGTAGAACATGAACGATTCGAAGTAATATGGTGCTTCTGCTTTCAATGTTTTCCAGTACAAATCGTCCATCTGCAACACTTCAATGCTGTTTTGAATCGCCCAAGTGCAACATTCTTTGATGTACGAAGCGACTTTCAACGCCCATTCTGTGTCATTTTCCTTTTCAAATGCGGTTTTCGCCACGTCCAATAGGTCAAATAACGTCCGGTATTCAATCCCATGCTGTTTTATGTAATTTTTAATATCATCAGCGGTTGACCGCGTTTGTTCTGAAACCAAAAAAGAGCCTACCTCCCTTCTTCTTGGAAAATAGGCTCTCTCTACATTTGTGCCGTTGGCACTCTGCAACTGGTGCTCTTATGTTTTATTCACTTGCTTTGAAATTGTATACAGGCTTGATAATAGCCATTACATCTACTGTATCTTTAATATTTCCGATGATTTCATCTAAGGTCTTATATGCCATAGGTGATTCATCTATCGTAGACGCATTAACAGAAGTAGTGTATATTCCATCCATTGACGCTTTAAATTCTTCTAATGTCACTATTTCTTTAGCTTTCGTCCGGCTCATTATTCTACCGGCTCCGTGCGGTGCTGATTGGTTCCAATCATCATTTCCTTTTCCTGTTCCAATGATGCAACCATCACGCATATTGATTGGGATAATCACTTTTTCTCCAAGTTTTGCAGAGATAGCACCCTTGCGAACAATATTAGAATCATGATCGATATAATTGTGGATGCACTCAAAGTAATCTGGCATATCATTGTCAACTCCCCATCCCATGTGATTGCATATAATCTGTGCAATCATCACACGATTGAAATAAGCGAACTTCTGACAAATCCTCATATCATGCAGATAATCTTCCCGATACTTACCCTCTAAATAGCACAAATCCTTTGGCAGTTTCGGATTAACCGCCTTGAATTTCCTGTGTAATTCTGCTATCGCACTTTGAATTTCAGATTTTCTTCCTGTGGATTTATACTCTGCAATGATTTTTTCCTGCTCGTCATACAATTTATCCTTGCCGCTCATGAGTTCGTATGCAAGATTCTGATAATATTCAGCTACCTGCTTACCAAGATTGCGGCTTCCGGTATGGATTACAAGATATTTTTCCCCATCTTCCGCAACGTCAATCTCGATAAAGTGGTTTCCTCCACCCAAAGTTCCGATAGAGCGTTCAAGTCGTTTAGTATCTCTTAATTCGCGATAGCATTTCAAGTCCTGCAACCCTACAAACTTATAATTTCTGCCATCATGAACATTTCTTCCACTTGGAACGTAGGTGCGAATGACATTATCAAGTTTCTCAAAGTCAATATCCCCATGACCGATGCTCACGCAAAGCATACCGCATCCAATATCCACTCCAACAATGTTTGGTATGACTTTTTCTCCAAGGTCAGCCGTAAATCCGATAACACATCCTTTTCCTGCATGAACATCCGGCATAATGCGAACCTTGCAATCTTTGAATGCATCCTGTGCAAGCAATAATTCAATCTGATCTACCGCTTCCTGTTCAACGTTCTTGGTAAATATTTTCAAATCACTCATTATCTCACCCCGATTCTATTGATTTCCCCGCATTTCGGGCATTTGATTTCAGCCTGTCCGTTGAACTTTCCTAACAGGCGGTTACACTTGACGCAACGATGTTCAGATAATTGATGCAATTTTTTCCATTCATCAACCACCTGCATAATAAATCGCTTTCCACAATTTCTTGATGCCTGTACAAGAACGACATCGTTGCCCTTAGTACATTCTTCCTCATATTTCCGAATCAGTTCTTTTTGCAAATCAGAAAGCGGAAATGGAGCAATTCTTTCTGCAAACTCAACAAATGATATTCCGCTTGTTTTATCATCAAAACAATTTTTCAGAATATCAGCCGTTTTCTTTGAATCTGCCACAATCACAGGTTCATCCTCTAACTGCGAACATTCTATTTTCTCATTGCTCCCAACACTTATAGGTGCTACCTGTCTAAATGCGTCACGCTCTATTGATTCAATTACTTCTGCCATGCTCATAAAAATTTACTCCCTATGCGGATTAAAGAAATCCGAATCTTGTCCAATACCTAATCTTTCTTTCAGCACATAATTTGTTGTCTGTCTACTGTCATACGTTGCTTTAAGGATATATATTGCAAGTTCTTCATCTTTCCAATCATCAGCGCTTGATATTTTTTCATATATTCTCTGATATTCTCCATCTAACTTATCAAATTCAAACCACCCTAAGTCAAGAGAAACGCCATAGTCGTAAAAACCTTTATCAGACCACTTTTGAACGTAGTACATTAGCTGTTTATATGAAAAACCCAATCTCTCAAAAATGTTTCCAATTACTCTTATGCTAAATTCTCTGTCATTAACTTTCAACTTTCTCTTTTGCTCATTTACGCAAGCTCTAAAGAATATTTCTTCCAATGGTTTCATTTCAAATACACCTTAAACCCTTTCTCCTCATATGCTTTCACGGCTTTATTTAGGTTCACGGCATCTTCATATTTCTCATTCAACATAATTATCGTGTTCCCTTTTTCCAAACCATATATATTACAATCCGCAAGTTTCTTAGCAGTTTCAAGAATAGCTTTTGCCTGCTTGCTGCTCATTTCATAGGTTTTGGTTCCCATATTAACAGTCATTCTTCATAAACCTTTCAAAATCCTCATCACAATATTTGCAAACTGAACAATCTTTAATCATTTTTCACCAGCTTTCTGCCACACATAGGGCAAAATGAAATATTTAGTGCTCCTGCGTCATATTCATCTGCACTATTCGTAAAAACAAGCGCGTGTTTGTCTGCAATTTTCCGAATTTCTATTGCGTCACCGGACGGAATTCTCCCATTTTTATCCGGAGTGAGGAAATCCCAATCCGGTATTCCAATTCCTATGTTTTTGCATAAACCACACATTCTCACACCTCATTTTTGCATAAAAAAATACCAACCGTCGAATATTGACGGTTGGTACTTTCATTACATAATAACCTCAAAAAAGTTTTTGCCGTAATCTGTTATATAAAAATATTTATACTTTATTTTTACAGTATCCCAATCAATCTTTTTCTCTCCAGAAATATCTGCTCTTCTTTCTATATCAAGAAAATCATAATCAATAAATGGACTTGTATTATCTTCTATACTAATTATTCCACGATTTAAAAAATATCTCAAACTATTTTTATCTATATTGCAAATATTTCGATATGCAATATCGTAAAAGATGCCTTCATATTTTTCTATTTCATGTTTTAATTTTTTTGATAATTTATTTTGACCTTCCCATTCCGTAAACAAACTGTGACATTTTTCGTATATATCCACTAATGGGAACTTATTACATACATAATCCATGTAATTATATAAATAACGAGCGTCTTCTGCCATTTGTTCATTCATATTACTCAATATTGTCACATACTCTGGTAATATCTCCCCTTCTTTTTCTTTATCAAATGATCCAGCAATAAGTTTTGCAAACATTTGCCGCATTTCTACTATATCTATACAATATTTAGATTCTTCAAGCGTCTTCCCCACTATCTGAAGTTCTGGTTCTTTTCTGTTATGTTCTGGTATTTTATCAATTTCTTGTTCTATGCTATTTTTATATTTCTCTAAATCAATCGCATATTTGAGTTTTCTTTTCTCCGCCAAATTACCAATAGGTCCGCCAAGCGTAAGAAACCAAATATCATTAAATGTTTCTCCAATACTTTTGGTTGGCTTATCCAATAAATTCTCCATTGTATCGTCAACAAGTTTTGAGCCTATCGAAATATTTATGTTTTTATCATCTGACATGTTCCCACCCCATCTTTATCTTTTGTAACAATGGAATTATATCACTTCAACCGTCAATATTCAATTTTCAATGTTCAAAACTGGAAAGTGCCGGAATCGAACCGACCTCACGGATTATTGGTGCACCTCACCGCAATTGCATACCAGCGATATACCTTTCCATGTACATTTCTGTAAGCTGCGTGCCCGCATTTAAGGCTTGACCATCAAGCAACACTTACAGCTATTTTTATCTTTGCAGGGCATCTGCCAGTTACCTGCTAGTTGGTAGCTATCCAACCGCATGGGGAAGAGAGGAATTGAACCTCCAATGTTTACCACTTGGGAACTGATTTACAGTCAGCTGCAACACCGCCAATCGTTGCCGCTTCCCCGAAATGCGCGGACACCTCACTCCATATCTCTGTACGCGACCGCGCTACGCATACAGTATCAGATCAGCTCGGTACCATCGGAACGGAAGGATTCGAACCCCCGACTTTCCATCTTAAGATGTCGTGAATTAACACACGCTTGAAAGCTCCTGCCAACGAGCTACGTTCCGAAACCGCCATCAGACGGTTAGCAATAATGTTTATCGTGCCATGCCGTTGCACTATCCGGTTTACAGCTTTTCACCGGCAACTAAATGTTACCATGCAGGTCTATTTCCCGGGTTCTACTCCGCATTAAATTATCACAGAGCAATAGACAAGCATCGTATTTCAGCCAAAACATAGACCGCCTGCAAGCAGACAGCATAATTTGACCGAGTAGGTGGGTGAGGATTTGAACCTCACATGACAACGACTTTCCGCAACGGGTAACACCATTTACAGGTTCCTTCATTGCCTTTTTAATTCAATGACTTGTTCCTAACCAAAGCGTGGTTGTCTTATGCTTAAGCGTCTACCTATTCCGCCACCACCTATCTGTTTAGGGGGAAATTACATTTTCACAGCTCGGGCACCGTGGGATAGATGCCCGAACCATGATTGACTGCTATATGGATTGCACGTCTGCAAATTATGGAATGAATGCCACTCAACACCATATAGGCTTACATCAAATACCGCTATCTGCGGCAAACACCACCGGACGGTCTCGCACCGTCCTTAACAGAATCGTCCTAGTGGGGAAAGGAGGAACCCAAATGCTTGAAACATTCAACCAAGGGTTCAAGTACATATGAGAAAAACATATGTGGTTGCATGGATCGTCAGCATGCAACCAGTTAGGCTACCGGGATTCGAACCCGGGAATACAGGAATCAAAATCCTGTGCCTTACCACTTGGCAATAGCCCAATGTTGTTCCGTCCGCAAACATAATTCAAAGCCTAACGCCGATAGATCAATTATTCAGCCAGGAACTATCGCTTGCGGACTTAAGCTATACCGGATGCTCCGATTTCTCGCTCTGATGCTCGGCGTCACTATCCAGATTGAGTAAATCTCCGGTGCTGTCCGGTTCCTTTGATTTTGTTATATGTATTCTTTCGACCACGCTCAAAATTGGCGGCAGAAAGTAAATACCAAATATTGGATCATAAATTGTCATGTTGTTATCTCCAAATGGTCATAATATTCATTGCGAAGATCGCGTACGAAAGCAAATACCCATTGCGTTTGAATTGTCTTTTTGTTTTACCTGTCCTCCCATAAGTCCCAGTATTACGAGGGCATCTGTCGCTGTTGCAATAACTTTCAAAGCCATATCAATATTTCCCATCCTCAAAGCTGTGTTCCTGTTTGAATCGTTCCATTTCATTTACGCTCATACCGAAGATCCCGGCAGATGAATCAGAGTCCGTATGTTCGAAATACTCGCCCTGCTGCGGAAACATAAACCGGAACATGGCATAGTTTGCAACATCACACAGATATTCAAGATTCCCGGTCTCTTCAAACTTGGCAAGGCACATTTTCAAACTTTCGATTGCATCCACATTTCCTCTTGCAAAGTTCATTCGTGCCGGTCCGTATTTGTAATACGACTGTTCAATCAATCCTTTGCGTTTTTCATCAAAGGTTTCGGAATACTCGGTTTTCATCAACTCATTGCTGCAGCTTGCCATTAAACATCACCTTCCGCTCTGTGGTTTGCTCTTTCAATGTCAAGCCCTTCCGGATAACGTGCCTTAAGCTTGTCTACATTCATCTGCATGATCTCATCAAGGCTCCAGCCGAAGGATTCACAAAGCATTGCAAGATACCAACAAATATCTCCTGCTTCTTTCTTTGCATGGTCAATATCAAGCTGCTTCTCATGGAAAATCCACTTTTTAATCATGTCGTTGAACTCTCCAACCTCGCCGGATAACCCAAGACAGGCATTAAAGATGCCGCCAAGGTCATAATCTTGCAACGCAGATGCGATATTGTTCTTTTTGCAAAATTTAAGCAAATAAAGTTTATCCGAAATTCTTTCTGTCGCCTTGCGATCATTTGTCCGCATGGCTAATTTCTGATACTCATTTCCGGTCATATGTCATTCATCCTTTCATTCTTCAATCCCAATCAAACGATTCAACATCAATGCTGCAGCTTCTTTGAAATCCTCTTCTCCAAGGTCAAGATCATTTCCGTTTTTATCCCTTGAATCCCAAAACTTATCGTCCAAGGCGCTTAACATGCTTTCCAAGAAAATGTGATACAGTCTGCCGCGGGTCATTAACTCATTTCGTAAAACTACAGATGCCTGCTGAACCGTCTCTGGTGTAAATTTGAATCTAATGTCACCGCTCATATCAATGTCCGGCAGCCCCATGGTTTCAAAAGTGAAATGTGGGACCTCATCCACCGCAACACGAAAATCAACGCTTTTGACGTTTTCAATCTTCTTTCCGTCTATGTAATATTCAGTTCCCATCCAACCTTCATTTGGATTTACGACCTTAACTCTTGGAATCGGATTATCCATACAAATTCTCCTATCTGGCCTTATATCGTTTTTCTAACCCGCATTTCCTGCAACGATACACCTTGATACTATTAAACAGCTTATTGCCATCCATGATGTCTGTATTGAACAAAAGTTCCCAATCATGCTTACAGAAACATGAACGGATATACTCAATCAATGTCCTCATAGTGCTTGACCTCTTTTGTTTTTGAAAATTTTTGAAAATCGTTATCGAATGTAACCTTTGAATTTTTATCGGATGTAGAAAATTGAATTTAGAAAACGCTGTTGATGTAAAATATACCACTTAACATTTTATTGTTTATCGTTATTGGGGGATCTGATAAAACCCCAGCGTGTTTAAAACATTTAGCAGTACGCTCATTACAGATAACACACTTAAGATTATTTTCATCTTTGTATTGCTTAAGGATTGCTTGAAACTCTTCATCCGTAGATGATCTTAACAATGCATATCCGTTTTGCAGCCCTTCAAGTTTAGCAATCATAGGCCAATACCCCTTTCGGCGAAGGCGATCTTTTTATTTTGAATTAACTTGGGGGGCTAAGTTACCGCCCGGGGTGTGTTTCCACATGACCCCCGGCACCCCTCCCAGACCATGTTCACACGCTGCTTTTGAATTGTGTCATAATCAAAAACACTTTGCACAATTCTTCGTCAAACACTTTAACTATTCGCAAAACCCAGCTTTTCCGAATAGTTGCGAATAGTTGCAACCGCTGAAACCCTTGTAAATACTAGGTTTATGAATTGTAGAATAATCTCGTACAATTTCATGTTAGAAATCCGGTTCCGGCGCGTCTAATTGTTTGCCACTTTCGCACAATTCCGCAGGCTTATATTTGGCTTGGATCTGCTCGATACTCTGCGTTTGTTCGCCGCCTTGGCGGTTTGTTCCTGGCATGTTCCAGTTATGCCGCCTATTGAGCGCTGGCAGCACTTTCATCGGGTTGAGTCCGCCGCTTATAAGCTTGTCGCTCAAAGATTCCTCGTTGTTTTTGATCAACTTTTTGTATACATCGGGGCACGCCGAACCGGATCTATACTCGCCACTGCCCCAAGTATATACCGTATCTGTGTTAATTCCAGTCAAGAAACAAAACCCGTTAATACTTACCTCTTTGTCGTACTCGTAACACAACTCTATGTATGTATCACATATATCATTTACCAGTTTATCATTGTAATTATCTTTACTGTTTTGGTCTCTTAATTGCTCTCTATTGCCTTTAAATACAGCCTTGTAAATATATATCAATGCCGCATTCCATTTACTTTGAGGTTCTTTAGACATATCTTCTATACTCTTCTCTGCTATGTACTGATCCAGGTATTCAGATATTTTATTCTCGTATACTTCTATTCCTGTATCTGTCTTTACTGTATTTGCCATATGTCTATTACACCTCCAATCACTAGTACAATAATACTTTTTCTCTGTCTGTATTTAACATTACACTGTTTCTGAATATTTTGCAATAGGTGTTTATTTTTTAACAATCTTTTGATATATATATATTACACCGCGCGCATGCGTCTATACACTTACAATACATCTATAGGCTTTATGTATACTATATTTTAAACCCTTAATATATAAATATAACAACAGAGAATATACTCTATCTCTATCTCTATCTCTATCTCTATCTCTATCTCTATCTCTTACTCTATATCTACGTTGCAAAAATGTTGCACTTTGTTGCATTGGTGTTGCAAGTATGTTGCATTGCAACAAAACTAATACTATTCTATCATTTTTCTTACCTGTAATTATCTATTTGCTCTGGGGATTTTGTCCGATCTGGGGAAGTGATAAAAAGAAAAGGCAGCCGGAAAAGCTACCCCTTGTTTGCATTGATTATATAATTACTATGTGTTACAATTTATTTGATTGAGAGCGGCGGCAAGTCCGCCCTCCCTTTCATTCCCTAAAACCTAATCGTTAGGCTTTTCTTTTTTTGCCATGTTGCGAACCTCATCTATTGCTTTTTGAACTTCGTCCATGTCCTTACATCCTGCAAATTTATCAGCTACGAGATTTAATATAACTTCCATCTGTTTATCTGTCATTTCGTTCATTTGTTCTCCTTTCTCCGCTTGCCCGGCTATTGTCTTCCGACAGCTTTATAATAATCTATTATCGTGTATATGTCAATAGTCTATTTTCATGTATTTTAATTATTTTTATATTCCATAATATCGCCCGGCTGACAATTTAGCAGTCTGCATAGATTACATATAACCTCACAAGTTACATTTTCATTTTTTGTCAGCTTTGCCACTGTATTAGAATGGATTCCGTTATTCTTTAACCACTGCTTATTGTATTCCTTTTTTTCTAAGACATTCCACAGCTTGGAAAAGTCAATATATCCGTTTGCTCCATAATTTGCCATGCGTCACACCTCTTTCCTTTTTATATATGATAATAGATTTTTTTCACCATGTCAACGTCTATTCTCATGTATCATATTGCACAATAAACTGCTGTTTTGCGTCGTCTATTTTCGTGTATTATGTCGATTGTATTATAATCTACTATCGTGTACTATTGGTATATCAAATGAAGCACGAAAGCGAGGTTACAACATGAGCAAATATTTTAAAAACGTAAAGAGCTACAACGAATTAAAGAGCACTTATAAGGAACTGTTAAAGGCAAACCACCCGGACAACGGCGGCGATCTTGCAAAGATGCAGGAAATCAATGCCGAATATGATGTTATGTTTAAGATCTGGAAAGACCGTGCAGCCAATGACAACTCGTTAAATGAGGAAGAAAAAACAGAGACGGCCCAGAGCACGCGCAGCAGTTTTTATACTTCTTTCGGTTGGGAAGGCAGTAACCACGATTGGAGCCGGAGCTTGAAAGAAGTTGCGCAGATCGTCAGAACTTATGTAAAAGAGAAATACCCGACTTATAAATTCAGCGTTCGCACTTCTTACGCTTCCATGTGTCAAGAATTGCATGTTGAATTGAAAGAAAGCCCTATCGAGGTTTACAAGAAAGCCGACGAGCTGACCGAGGAGGACAAAAACGAATTTTTCAGAAAAGCAAATCACAATAACTACTGGTCTTTAGATTGCTGGAATGATGAGAATTTAAAAAAAGAATATGAGCGCATAACTTCCGAGCATGGGAACTTTTTCAAGATATTGAACGAAGTCACAAAGGCAGTTATTGAGGATGTAGACAATTTTGTAAACTCCTATAATTATGAGGATTGCGACGGCATGATTGATTATTTCCACGTAGATTTCTACTATTTCGGATGTGCCCAAAATAACGGTAAGAATATAAAGATTGTGCCAAAAACGGCACGGATCAAAGCCGCAGCCACTACCCCGGCAACAACAAAAGAAACAGCCGCACCGGATCAGATCGAGACAAGCGGCGAAGCGTTCACAGTTACCGAAAGCGAACACACAAAGACGCATGAGAAAATTTTCCTTGTAAAGTGTTTGCAGACATTAAGCCGCGACGCTTATATAAATCTTAACAAGCAGATGCGCGACATTGGCGGCTACTACTCTAAATTTACACATAGCTTTATTTTTAAAAACGACCCGACCGAAGCGTTGAAGGGGGTAAAAATAGCATGATGAAAGAAGAATGCAAAATAAATTGTTGCAGGTGTCCAGAGCGCGACACCTGCAAAATTATGCACGAACGCCTTATGAATGAGCTTTTCACAGTATACGGACAGCCCCAAAAGCGAATGAGTGAAAAAGTAATCAGGATTTACGAGCAGCACCCGGAGCGATTGCACACGGAAAAAGATATTTTAAACAGCTTCGAGCATACTAGACAAAATTTAGAACGCTTAGAGGAAGTTATTCTTGAGCTTAAAGCGTACGAGATCGAACTAACAAACCGGTACAATTTTATAAAAACCGCACCAACACGGCAAAAAATAAAATTGTACCGGGAAAAGCGCTATCAAGAGAAAGTTTTTTACTATATACAATTTTATGATGTTAATTTGACAGACGGACACGAGGAAATGACCCACAGCATCAAATATACCGGGAAAGAGCGAAAACAAGCCATAGAACACTTTGAACAGCTTAAAAAAGAGAAAAGCAACGCCATTTTTGAAATGGATATAGCAAAAAAGTCATGGGAACGCTGAATGAAAGGATGGTTGATCGTATGAATAAATTAGAAGAAGCTGAGAAAGCATTTTTGAAAGTTAGGGATTATTTCTTAGAAACTTAAGAAGATTTCGCGCTGGCGAAGGCGTATAGCAAGCCCTGGAAGTGGTACAGAGAACACACAACAGACGAAGCTATCGAGATTTTAAGAGCGGAAGTAAGCGCATAAGCAAGCGGCGGTGTTTACCGGGGGTTAATTCCCCGGCTTGCTTTTACCCGGAGCAACCGGAAAAATTTAGAATATGGAGGACTTGAAACCATGAAAAGAATGCTATATGAATTATTTATGGAATGTGATTGGAACGCCTGCCGTGTACCGTGGAGAATATACGGCGAAAACAATAAATTGATCTGCGCAAATTACGGCGCAGAAACCGGGAATGAATTTGACAATATGCAAGTAAAAAGCTACTCATACAACAAAAACAAGAATTATGTACGAGTTTATGTAAAGTAACCAACCGCCGCAGAGGATGCGCGCCGGATCACTACCGGCGGCGGTTTTACTCAATTTTGAGCACATAAAACAAAACACGGAGGAAATAAACATGAAAAAGAAAATTTTAGCCATTGTATTAACAGCTACGGCGCTTGTAAACCTTGCACCGGTCACATCCAGCGCAAAAACAGCACATACTTACAAGGTGCGCGGAACCATTCGCAATTTTAATTATACTATGCAGTATGAGGACGGAGAAAAGCTGACCGGTCGCGGGTTTGATATTTGCACCGCAGATGGGAACATCTGGGAAATGTTCGACACGGACACAGACGCACACTTTAAAGACGGTCAGAAAGTTATTGTTAAGATCAGCGACAACGGAACGCCAAAGGATAAAACCGACGATCGTATTATATCGGTTAAAAAAGCAAAATAAAGCACTTAGGGCGGTACTCTTCCGCCCCTTTCCGCGTGCCTGGTGGCGTTGTGAGCCGGTTCGATTCCGGCAGCGTTGGTTCTGTGAGTACCAGTACTCACACGCAAGTTTTACAGACAAGGAGGGAATGCCTATGGCAAAATGGGAATACTTGGGTAAACGGGAGATCATGCGGCGCGTGTCTGCTCTTGGCTATTCGGTGGCATCCGGGCGGCTGTTTGGCTATGCAAAATTTGAGGGTGTAGAGTGGCTAGAATCGCCAGAGTTAAAAATAACCGTACAGCGCGGCGGGGATTGGCTACAGATCACGCGCAAAAGAAACACAGAGGACGCAGAACACCAAACGCATACACATGTACGCTATAACGGCAGAACCTACGCAGAAAGTTATTGACGGCGGCAGGAATTGTGTGTTATGTTATGGGTGTATATTTTCGACACCGGGAGCGGTTCCCAATTATCCGTTCTTGGTGTCCTTCTCCAACATTTCAGAATATCATTTTTGAAATATCAAATCAAATATAGGCACAGTCTAACTTTTTCAAGAAAGTTGTAAGAAATCCAAGAAAAAAATTTTTCAAAAATCTGAACGAAATTTTTCCAACCTCAAAATCGAAATTTCACACTCATTTTCGAGGGGTAGGGGGGTATGAAAAAAAGATAAAATATCCCGCGCGCCGCCGCCGGAAAAACTTTTAATTCTTATGCTACTCTCGCACCCTCTGATAGGCCTATATCCAATTTTTAACTATCAAATGAATATTTTATAGCCGAATGACTTTGAACCCGAATACGGGCGAAATACGCAATTTGAATTTAGACAATAAAAAAGAACGCCCTATGCGTTCACATTCTACCAGTTGAGGAAAACTTAAAGCACTTGTGCAGTTCTCCTTTCTTCTGTATTTTGTTCGAGTAATCACGAGTAATCAAAACATTTGTTCGCAACAGCTTGCTCAATCCATTGATTTTACTGCATTTTCTCTTAAAAAATTAAATGCACCCGGCGGGAATCGAACCCGCATCTCAGGAGTCGGAGTCCTGCGTTCTATCCATTATACTACGGCTGCATAGCACTCTTATTTCACAAGCGCCTTTTTACTATATCACACTTCAAATTTAGAGTCAATCCACACTTTGATGTAAAATATGAAGTATTTCTTCCAGCTGCTTTACCGGAAGCTGCCCCGGTGCGCTCGCCTGCCCGCCTGCGCCAAATGTCACACACGATCCGAAAAACTCTCCGGCCACGCGGGAAATCCCCCCTTTTGCACCCATGGACATGGTAATCAGCGGATGATCCGGATGGTTTTCATGAAAGCGGTTGGTCTCCTCCAGCAAATGCAATACATCCCACATATTCTGCGGCATAACTGCCAGTTTCACGACATCTGCGCCACTCTCACGGATCTGTTCCAACAACATGCGGATCACCTCCGGGTCCGGCGTCTGTTCAAAATCATGATGGGAAGCAATCACATATGCTCCCATCTCCCGCAACATTGCTATTTCTTTCTGCGGATTTTTTGCTTCAAAATATTCCACATCAATAAAATCCACGACATCTGATTCTGCCGCCACCTGATGAATATCATAAATATCCGCCGCGGAAAGTGCTTTGCACCCTCCCTGATTTTTAGAACGGAAGGTATACACCAGAATACTTTCCTTTATGATATGTTTCATTTCGTTTAATATTTCGCGGATCGCATTCGGACTTTCCACGTTTTCAAACGCATCCACACGCCACTCAATCATTTCCGTGTGTGCTTCTTCCAGCCTTCTGGTTTCTCTTAAAATTTCTTCTTTCGAAGACTCCATGACCGGCACACACACGAGCGGTTTCCCTTTTCCTATAATCTTTCCTTTTATACAAAGCAGATTTTCCATCTCTGCACCTCCTGCTATGTTGTAATTCTCTGTTATTATATTCTAAAAGCCCGAAAGAAACAACCGATTCCTGTTATTTGACAATTTTCCCGTTTTCCATTAAGATAGTCACGGTATGTGATATCCGAACTTAAGAGATAGGAGAAAAAAATGAGTTTTGAATTTTTAAACCAATTACCGACTCCGGCAGACATTAAGCGCGATTATCCGCTTTCCCCGGAGCTTCGTGAATTAAAAAAACACAGAGACCTCATGATCTCTGATGTAATTACAGGTAAAGATTCACGTGTCCTCGTAATCATTGGACCGTGTTCTGCAGATAACGAAGATTCTGTATGTGATTATGTGAGCCGTCTGACCAAAATCCAGGAAGATGTCAAGGACCAGGTCATCTTAGTTCCGCGTATTTACACCAACAAACCACGTACAACCGGCGAAGGCTACAAAGGTATTGCTTCCCAGCCAGATCCGGAAAAAGCTCCGGATATGATCGAGGGTCTGATCGCCATGCGTAAAATGCACATCCGTGCAATCGAAGAAAGCGGTCTTACCTGTGCCGATGAAATGCTTTACCCGGAAAACTGGGGATATGTCGAGGATCTTCTCTCCTACGTTGCCATCGGAGCACGTTCGGTAGAAGATCAGCAGCATCGTCTGACGGTCAGTGGTTTTGATGTCGCTTCCGGAATGAAAAATCCTACCAGTGGTGATTTTTCTGTTATGCTCAATTCTGTATACGCGGCACAGCATCCGCATCATTTCGTTTATCGCGGATACGAGGTGGAGACAACCGGAAATCCTCTGACTCACGTGGTTCTTCGCGGTGCAGTCAGCAAGCACGGCAATACCACCCAGAATTATCACTATGAAGATCTGATCCGTCTTCATGAGATGTACGAAAAAATGGATGTCATCCATCCGGCAGCCATCATTGATACCAACCATTCCAACTCCGGAAAGAAGTTTAAGGAACAGATCCGTATCGCAAAAGAAGTGATGCATAACCGCCAGCTTTCTTCCGATATCCGTTCTCTGGTAAAGGGTCTGATGATTGAAAGTTACATCGAAGAGGGAAATCAGTCTATCGGAGATCATATTTACGGAAAATCCATTACCGATCCTTGTCTCGGATGGGAAGATTCCAAACAGCTGATCTATGACATTGCGGAGATGAACGCAAAGTAA